TCAATAAGTTGGAGTCATTACCCGAATTTCTCCAACGTCATTCTGAGCGCCACGCTGAGTTCCTATAGCATCGAACTCGTCAAAAAAATATACAGCTCTTGTTTGCCGTATGTGGTCAAAAATTAAACGCAGCTTAGCTGCAGTTTCACCCATATAGCGAGTGATTAGATTATCTAAGACGACTGTATAAAGTGGTAGCTTTAACTCTGTAGCAATGACTGATGCGGACATTGTCTTACCAGTACCGGGAGGACCAGTGAAAAGAATTTTTCTTCTTGGAATAAGCCCAAACTCAGAAAGTTTATCTTTCTGTTTTTGTTCAAGCAGAACCTGATTCAATCTTTCCCTAACGCTTCCAGAAATCACCAGATCTTGAAGATGTACTGGCTTGTTCGTTTGCTCAAGTAACCCCTTAAGATCACCATCAGGCTGCTTAACAAATGGTGTAAGTCGTTTTTCAACTAAACCTACAGAACTCGTTGTTTTCTGATTTTTATCAACTAAGTTTTTTATATCATTAGCAAGCTTATGATGACCTTGCCTTGCTTCCTTAGCTGCCACCTGCAAAGCAATAGAAAAGAAACGCTGATCATCACGATCAACGTGGCTTTTCAATAAAGCTTTGATCTGCTCTGCAGTAGCCATAACCCCTCATACTCCCTTGTTCTCTTGTTGCAAAGTTTACTATAAATTCATTTAGTTCGACATCGTTACCTACCTGCTCATTACAGGAAAGTAATACCTTCATGAGCGTATCATCAATGATCAAAGTGTAATCAAACACCTAGGCATAGTACCTTCACTACGTGAACTGTATCACTCATTGTTATGTAACCTGAGTGTCCCTTTCTGGCACTTAGCTCTATCGGATAATGTATTTAAGCTGTTAATTTATAAGATTTTTCATCACTAAACTGTCTTTCATGCAACGCATCGATAAGGTCAACACATTACGTTTATAAGGAAGTAGTTTGTTTAGCGTAATGATGCAAATGCTGACCAATTAGCTTTGCCACAATTTTGCCACACCTACAACGCGCAAAATTGCACATTAGTGTTGAACAAAGCAAAATACTGCAATAGTAACTTGATGATTTTACGAGAAAAGATGGTGCCGATAATAGGAGTCGAACCTACGACCTTCGCATTACGAATTATAAGAATCCACTTCTAATTCAAAGCATTACCCCATCAACACTGCGCTCACACGTCCCACCACATCAAAACATGTAAAGCCTTGCAAGCCATTGCGAGGCCTTATGTGTCTCAGTTTTGTCCCACCTTGTATTACGACTTGCATAGCCAATGAAGATAAACGTGACGACAAACGGCGCAGCAGTCTTCTTTTCCTTCATACTTTCCCCACCCAGCATGCATACCTTTATGCCATAACTGAAGTTTATGTCTGTTATGAGCAAGAAGCGGAAGTTGGCAGTTTTGTGGACTGTCCCCACAAAAGTGACTACAGAAATAGTTGCAATTCATAATTGATCATGGGTTGTCAGTTAAACTCGTGGCGATTTAAATAGACTAATTGGGAGTGCGTCCATTACTTATATCTTGTAATGTTAACTATCAGAAATGATACAAAGATAATATGTCTTTAAAGAAAAGGCTGATGGCGAAAAGTGGCCCGATGAGGGCCACAATACGGCTGTCACTTAGACGTAAATATCAATGGTGCCAGCGGTATTTGTATCGTCTTTTTTCTCTTCTTTTTTATCAGGCTGAACTGTCGCGTCTTCATTCTTTTTCTCTGCCTGCTGCCTTAACAACTGCTCCAGTTGAGCCCTGAGGCTTTCAATTTGCTTCTGTACCAATGCAGCCATTTCTTTTTTCTGCTGTGTCGTCATCCCCTCTTCCGATGAGATTTTCCCAAGCTTTTCAGTCAGCACCTGAATTTGTCTTGTGATTTTGGCTATTTCTGATGTTCCTTCCGGGGCGGAGTTGTTTGAAATAACGGTTGAGGTATTTCCCTGAATTGTGACAGACATAGATTTCTCCTTTTAAAAAAGCACTATCGACATGCACAAAAAAATCTTTAATCGTATTTCTTGTGTCATTAATTGTTTGATGTTCAGATTGTTTTCCTCGCGGGCTGGCGCGCCTCAGAAAGTAAAGCTTGTTGACAGGGGTAAACGTTCGGCAATAATTTTCTGCCGCATGCGGGTGTTGCATAAAACGTGCTACGTTCCTTTATCGACAGGTCAGGTCACCGCTCACCCGCCGACGAGAAAGCAACACTGACATGCTAAAGCAAAAAATAGATGAATAAGTTGAGTTGTGCATATGTAGCCTGACCGTCACAAAGTATATGGTGTCTGTACCAGTAAGATGATGGCCGGACTCTTTAAAAACGAGCTGACCTGCACAATACAGGATGGACTTAGCAATGGCTGCTCCTGGCACATAGCAGACCAGAGACACTGGCGTAAAGCCATGGAGGATCGGTGGGAGGAGGTAAAAATCCTCTCATGCAAAAAATACGCAAAATCGATAACAGTTGGAAATAATTCAATACTCGCACTATCGGAAGTTCACCAGCCAGTCGTAGCACGTTCTTGCATATGACGTGGCTACGGGTTTCGAGACCGACCCGATCATCAAACGAAACATAAAATTAGCTCACATTATGAGGAAAGGTATCTTTTTGCGCTATGTAAATTCAAAGGGTTAGCCTCATTTTCCCGATGGCTTTCTCAACACTACTAGTTGTAAGCCCTTGCAATGTTCATTAATATACGTCTCACAAATAATTCACAGATATTGCAAAATGGATATTACTGAGTTTCCTTCTGGAGTAATTGAACACCTTGGCTGGTATGTATACCGATTGATTGATCCTAGGGACGGAAGCACCTTCTATGTAGGGAAAGGCAAAGGTAACCGCGTATTTGCCCATATGCGCGGTGAAGTGGCAGCGGCTGATGATGACGAGTTACTGAGCAACAAGCTAAAGCAAATCAGAGAAATAAGATTAGCGGGACTTGAAGTTATCCATGTCATCCATCGACATGGAATGACTGATGAAAAGACGGCGTACGAAGTTGAAGCAGCACTTATTGATGCCTACCCTGGGTTAACGAATATCATGAATGGTGCTGGCAGCAATGAATTCGGCGCCGCGCATGTCAAAGAGTTGATAGCAACATATCAACCCGAAACCATAACATTTCATCATAAAGCATTAATGATTTCCGTTAACAGAAGTGCAAAGGATTCAGAGCTTTATGATGCGGTTCGATTTAGCTGGCGCATTAATGTCTCTCGCGCCAGCCAAGCAGAAGTCATTCTTGCTACTGTAAGGGGGATCGTTCGAGGGGTTTTCATTGCTGATAAATGGCTCAAATCAACACGTGAAAATTTCCCTACGATGAAATACTGGGACGAGGATCCGGACTTTGAGGCAACACAAAGTTCTCGCTATGGTTTTGAAGGTCGAGAAGCCCCACCTGAAATAGCAAATCTTTATCTTGGAAAAAAAATACCAGATGAATTAAGAAAAAAAGGAGCTATGTCCCCGGTCCGTTACTCACCTAATTTTTGAGTCTTTAAGTGATAAGCATAAACCGCAGCACGATCTTCTTGCATACGACGTGCTACGGTTTCATTTATCTCCGACCGGAAACTTCTTATACAGTGTCGATATACCAACATCATAGATGATCGCCACCTTCTGGCGAGGAACGCCTGATGCAATTAATCGTCCGGCCTGCACCCATTGTTCTGGTGTAAGTTTGGGACGACGTCCACCAATTCGTCCCTGTGCGCGAGCAGCTTCCAGTCCAGCTTTTGTTCGTTCAACAATCAGTTCTCGTTCCATTTCAGCCAGGGCACCCATCACATGAAAGAAAAAACGCCCCATCGGTGTGCTGGTATCAATAGCATCCGTCAGGCTGCGAAAATTAACGCCACGTTCGCGCAACTCCTCAACCAGAATGACCAGATGCCGCATACTGCGCCCCAGCCGATCCAGCTTCCAGACAACCAGAGTGTCACCTGCCGATAATGTCCTGAGCAGTTTTTTCAGTCCCGGCCTTTCGGACTTTGTACCGCTTATCTTGTCTTCAAAAATCAGCTCGCATCCTGCACAGTTCAGCGCATTACGTTGTAGATCTGTGTTCTGGTCATTTGTTGACACACGTACATAGCCAATAAGCATGGTAGATCTCCCTGACAAAAGCAGGAATGATGCCATTTGCTCGTTATTTCTGCATTTTCATAAACGTTGGTTTGGGAGAAGCGGCGAAAAGGGATGTGGGCACAGGAGATAATCAGATACCGGATATGGGAGCATTCGCTTCTGGTTCGGGATGGTTCAGGCTACCAGGTGGATATATTGTTCAGTTTGGCACTTTTTCAGGAAACACGACCCGCTTTATCAGTGGACACTTCCCTATACCATTCCCTAATCAGCCGATGGTTTCAGTCAGTGTTATGTCTGATGCCGTTCAGTCAGACCCGTCGAGTCCTGCCCCGCAGGTTTTGTCTGTAAATTTTGAACATATCAGTAATTCAGCGTGGCGTGTGGCAACCAGTGACATCTCACAGCAATACAGATTCAGTTATGTTTCGATAGGACGGTAGAAATGCAGAAATATATTTTCAGTGCCGATAAAAATGCGTTTTTCCCTGTGGAGCTTAAAATCGCTTATCAGGAATCCGGCGAATGGCCCGGTGATGGAATCGAAATTGACGACACTGTTGCTGCCGAATTTATGAAGGAAGCACCAGAAGGAAAATACAGAGGTGTCATCGACGGAATGCCTGCATGGATTGATATTCCACCGCCAACTCATGAGGAACAAATTGCCGCAGCCGAATTGGAAAAGCAGCAATTGATTAATCAGATCAACGAATACATAAACAGAAAGCAATGGCTTGGTAAAGCGGCGATTGGTCGCCTGAAAGGTGAGGAACTGGCGCAATATAATTTGTGGCTGGATTATCTGGACGCACTGGAACTGGTCGATACTTCCGGTACGCCAGATATTGAATGGCCTACGCCTCCGGCATCCGCACGCTGATGAACGCGGGTTAATGACGGTGCCGCACCGGCAATCGCCGGATCGCTGGCTGACCACGCCGGACCGGGCGGCAGCAGTGCCGACAACAGGCGGATGTAATCATCGTTTGTCACGTCCATGAAATCGTCCCCAGAACCGCCAGTTCATTTTTTGCAATGGAGATATTTTCCGCCGGTGCAAGCAACTGATGGCTGTATTCCCCGTTCGCACCGGAAATCGCTTCACTGATACGCGACACCTTCAGTTCTCCCTGCGGATAACCATCACGCAGCAGGAACGAACGCAACTCCGCGGTGATGGCAGCCCGTATTTCCGGTGTATCCGGCGTCACACGGATATGAAAATCCACCGTATGCGCCACCGGCCTGAACACATACAAATCAGAGCCTGCCACCGGGGCCAGTGGCCCGATATGTTGTCTTGCCGCCGTTTCCGTTGATTCTTCCGGAATCGGATTAATCAGGTCACTGCCGGCAATCATCACACCGACAGTCCCCGTTCCCATCCAGTGACGGTATGCCCATGCGCGGGTAATGCCGGGCACTTCTTTAGCCCAGACAACATAGTCCCCGTCAGCCCCGCCCTGAGGAGTCCAGTAATACCGCTCAATGACGCGGGCGCGCCACGTTTCCAGATCTTCAGTATCAAATCCACCTGTCAGAGTGTCTGCCACGCCGGAAGACGGCAGACCATTAACCGGCGTGACCAGGATTAATGACGTACCGTCGTCAGCGTTACCGACCGCGCCTGCACTTGAGCAGGCGATCGGCACGCGCAGGACACCACCGGCGCTGGTTGCATCGGCAGTTGCCGTGTACTGAACCAGGTCATCGCGCTGAATAACACTCCCGGCGGTCACCTTCAGGCCATCGCTGACGCCTTCCCAGCGCATATACCCGCTGGCAGTCGTGGCCCCCTTGCGCGGACACCGTTTCATCGCAGCATGTCGCGCCAGCCAGGACTCATCGCACAGGTCAGGCAGCATGTTCATTGCCAGATAATCGATGTAACCGTAAACCGTATGCAGCGCCGCCGCATACACCTTTGCCCGCACGTCTTCATCCATGCGCCGGAGCGTGTCGCTGACGTCCAGCCTGGCGAATAAATCGTTACGGAGCATACTGATATTTTCTGCCAGCGTCGGGCGCTGAAATTCACTGTCCGCCATGCGTTATCGCACTCCACAGATCATCAAAAGAAATCATTACCGGTCCGTCACGACGCCAGAGAGTGATACTGTTACCCAGTTCATTAATCCCGGTGCGGCGGATATCCAGATCAATACGGGACACCACGCCGTCATCAATCATCCATTGCAGGCATTCGCGGATATACCCCCTTACCGTCTGCACCAGCTGATTGGTCAGTTTGCTGCGCTGAAGCAGCCACAGTCGGGAGCCGTAACGGTCATTCTGTACCGCAGGCCAGGTATCCCCCCACCATCCCATCGGGACGTCGGCGTTGTCATCAGGCTCCGCCCGCCGCCAGGTAAACAGGGAAATCACCACGGCGCGGGTCAGCGGATCCAGCGGTGCGCTGGCGCAGGTGCGTTTACCGTTCACCGTCAGCCACAGTTCCATCATGCCTCCATCGCTTTATCAGGTTTGTCGGTGTTACTGCCCTGACCGTTCTCTCTGTGACGATGCCCGTTATAGGCAAGCCGCATCGCTGACATGGTGGTGCCGCCGGAGTCGCACAGGTCTTTCACCTGTCCTGTCACTTCCAGGTCCATTTCAAAACGTGCTTTAGGTGAATTGCGAAACGTGATCGTTTTACCTGCACCGTCCACCACGATCCCCTCCCGGGTCAGCGTCACGGACTGCCCCTGATCGTCATAGACAGCCACCTCACCCGTCTGCAGCCCTTTCAGGCGGTAGCGCCGGTCCGACACCGTAACAACCACCGCATGAGAACGGTCGCCATCCGGAAACAACACCACCGCTTCCGCACCGCTGTTTGCCCTTGAGGTAAAACCGTAGGGTTCAAGATGTTCAACCCCGGCTTTGGGTTCACCGGCAATCAGAGACACATCCACGGTCTGACATTTCGTGGCGGCACTGATGCTTTTCACCACTGCCCGCCCAATCAGGCCGAGGAGTTGTCGCTGCATGGCTTCAATCGTCCTCATCAGAACGGGTCCTCCTGTACTCTGGCTTTTTTCTTTTTCCGCGCGCCGGGGCTTCGGGTTCAGGCAGATAAGCATCAGGTGGGCCGACACGGATTTCCGTCAGGGTGCCGTTCTGGTCCTGAGTAAACGTGACTTCCGAAACAAGCAGTTCGGTATTGTCGAAACCACAGACCGGATCAAAGACAATCACCCGCTGGTTGGGCTGCCACAGCGTACCGTTACCCTGTCGCCAGCCCTGCACCACATAGGTGGTTTCATCCGTCCGCGCCGCCCGTTGTCGGGCTTCAAAGTCCGCACGGGCAATACAGCCTGCCCCCGTAGCCTGCCCTGTCTGCCTGATATACATCGGACGGTAACGGGCAATAAATGCATCCTCTGTGCGGGCCCGCAGCGCGGTGGTGGTGGCCTCACCGAAATCATCATCGTTTCCGGCACGCTGCCCCGCCACCTGGTAAACTGAAAACCGCTCCCGGATACTCTTCTCCGTATCACAGGAAAGGATGTTTTCCCCAAGTACCAGCGCGGTATGTGCCCGCGTTGAGCCAATACCGCCAATCACCAGCCTGCCGTGCGGGTCGTCGTAAGCCAGTGCCTGCTGCTGACCGAGTATTTTGTTGATCACCTCAATCACCGTTTCGCCGTGATCGGGCTGGACGTCAGGAATAACACCCGACGGCGCACCGTTGTTCACCACCTCAATGCCGAAAGGCGCAGCAAGCGCCTGCGCTATCTGCACCAGCGAGCGTCCGTTAAACTGTGTCGGTTCGGCTGCACAGTCAATCAGGTCAGCGGTCAGACTGCGTCCGGCAATACCGGTGCTGACCGAACGGGCATCGTAACGAACGGGCGTCGCCTCCACCCAGCCGGTGATCACCAGCTCATCACCAATCAGCACCTCCACTTTTGAACCGTTTTTAATGCGCGGCTGAAGCGTGGTGATACCCTCATCACCCGGCCACTGGCGGGTGATCTCCACACTGAAATCCCGCGCCAGCCGTTCAATACCGGCACCGATGCGCACCGATGTCCAGCCATTCCACTCCCGGCCATTTACCCGTAGCGTGACATTGTCGTTCATTGCACTGGCACCTTCAGAGGGATCACCGGCACAAAGCCGGGATGCGTAATGGCATTACGCCGAATAATGTCCGCGTCACGCGCCGCGTTATCAAACCAGGTCGCCGCCAGCACCAGCGCGGGTAAAACCTCATCCGGTGTGCGCTGAATGATCCGTGCAGACTGTTCAAGGCGCGTGTTGATATCCGCATTCAGATCTGCTTTCACCCGGCGCAGCGCCAGAAACAGCGCATCACTGGTTGTACGGGACAACTCCTTATCAATTGCCGTATTCAGTGTGTCGCGAATGTCAGTCAGTTCTTCCCACGTCGGCAGGTCAACCGTGTTTTTCACCGCCGGTGCATTGTTCAGTGCCGGATGCGTGACGGAAGGCCAGCCGGTGCTCTGTGCAGCTGTTGTTGCCTGCCCCACTGCGGCATTCTGCATCACCGCGGAAGTTGTTGGCGCAGGCAATCGGGTGACGGCATACGCCGCTTCGCTGATTGCGGTCGTACGAAGGGTGCTGGCAACCACGTTACGCTGCTGCGTCGCCGTAGCGGTGGTTTTACTGTCCGTTTTCCAGACGCCGCGCGGTTGCAGATCACTGCCGAGGCTGACACCGGAAAGCGTTTTGATCATGGTGACCAGGTCGCTGGCGTTACCATAAAGGCGTTTCCCGGTACGCCACATTTTCTGCACCTGCTCAACGAAATTTTTGCCTGACGATGGCGGCGGCAGAAGTACCGAGATATCCCCCTGCAACAGCCTGGCGGCATCCGATACGGCAGAATCCACCACTTTCATCGCATCAGAAACATACCCCAGCATTATGCTGGCATTTCCCTTTCAAATATCTGTCGCTTTGCAGGACATCTTTCACACTTCTACAGTGTCGCCCAACATGCGGTGCTTTGCAGCCAGCTGGTGCCACAGGAATTTGCTTTTGAAGCTTTAATGCATGATGCAACAGAAGCATATTGCCAGGACATCCCCGCACCACTGAAACGACTTCTTCCTGACTATAAACGGATGGAAGAAAAAATAGACGCCGTAATACGTGAGAAATACGGGTTACCTCCTGTTATGAGCACGCCAGTGAAATATGCCGATCTCATTATGCTGGCAACCGAACGCCGCGATCTCGGGCTTGATGATGGCTCTTTCTGGCCTGTACTGGAAGGTATCCCGGCAACAGAGATGTTCAAAGTGATTCCACAGGCACCGGGCCATGCCTACGGGATGTTTATGGAACGTTTTAACGAGTTATCGGAGTTACGCAAATGCGCATGAATGTTTTCGAAATGGAAGGGTTTCTTCGTGGGAGATGTGTACCGCGAGATCTGAAAGTGAATGAAACAGATGCTGAATACCTGGTGCGTAAATTCGATGCGCTTGAAGCTAAATGTGCAGCACAGGAAAACAAAGTAATACCAGTGTCAACTGAACTGCCACCAGCAAATGAAAGTGTTTTGTTATTCGATGCTAACGGAGAAGGCTGGCTAATTGGCTGGCGTTCTCTCTGGTACACCTGGGGACAAAAAGAAACCGGAGAATGGCAGTGGACATTTCAGGTCGGGGACCTTGAAAACGTCAATATCACTCACTGGGCAGTAATGCCAAAAGCACCGGAGGCTGGAGCATAATGACCACTTTTACCGACAAAGAACTGATTAAAGAAATTAAAGAGCGTATCAGCAGCCTTGACGTGCGAGACGATATTGAGCGCCGTGCTTATGAAATCGCACTCCTATCTCTGGAAGTAGAACCAGATGAACGCGAAGCTTATGAATTATTCATGGAAAAGCGTTTCGGTGACTTAGTAGATCGTCGGAGAGCAAAAAACGGCGATAACGAATACATGGCATGGGATATGACTCTCGGTTGGATCGTCTGGCAGCAACGAGCAGGTATCCATTTTTCAACAATGTCACAACAAGAGGTGAAATAATGGAGCCATACAGCCTCACACTCGATGAGGCCTGTCATTTTCTCAAGATATCCAGACCGACTGCCATTAACTGGATACGCACAGGGCGTCTTCAGGCAACACGCAAAGATCCCACTAAGAATAAATCTCCTTACCTCACAACACGACAAGCCTGCATTGCGGCTCTTCAGTCTCCGCTGCATACTGTCCAGGTGAGCGCGGGTGATGGCATAACAGAGGAAAGAAAATGTCACTCTTCCGCAGAGGTGAAATATGGTACGCCAGTTTCACATTGCCGAACGGTAAAAGATTTAAACAGTCTCTTGGAACAAAGGACAAAAGGCAGGCGACAGAACTCCATGACAAGCTAAAGGCTGAAGCATGGCGGGTCAGCAAACTTGGTGAAATACCTGATATAACGTTCGAGGAAGCGTGTGTCAGGTGGCTTGAAGAGAAAGCACATAAAAAATCGCTGGACGATGACAAAAGCCGGATCGGATTCTGGCTTCAACATTTCGCAGGAATGCAACTAAGAGACATTACTGAATCAAAAATTTATTCAGCAATGCAGAAAATGACGAACCGGCGTCATGAGGAAAACTGGAAACTCAGGGCAGAAGCATGCAGAAAAAAAGGGAAACCTGTTCCAGAATACACGCCAAAACCAGCGTCCGTTGCAACGAAGGCTACGCATCTTTCATTTATAAAGGCCCTACTAAGAGCCGCAGAGCGTGAATGGAAAATGCTGGATAAGGCACCAATTATTAAAGTGCCTCAACCAAAGAATAAACGGATCCGCTGGCTGGAGCCCCATGAAGCACAAAGGCTGATTGATGAATGTCCGGAGCCATTAAAGTCTGTTGTTGAATTTGCACTGGCAACAGGCTTAAGACGCTCGAACATCATCAACCTTGAATGGCAACAAATAGATATGCAGCGCCGGGTGGCATGGATAAACCCGGAAGAGAGTAAATCAAACCGCGCAATTGGCGTTGCGCTGAATGATACTGCATGTCGCGTATTGAAAAAACAAATCGGGAATCATCACCGTTGGGTATTTGTGTACAAGGAAAGCTGTACCAAACCAGACGGAACGAAAGCGCCAACAGTAAGGAAGATGCGGTATGACGCAAACACAGCCTGGAAAGCGGCGCTGAGACGGGCTGGTATTGATGATTTCAGATTTCACGACTTGAGACACACCTGGGCAAGTTGGCTGGTTCAAGCCGGAGTCCCGTTGTCAGTGTTACAGGAAATGGGAGGCTGGGAGTCTATCGAAATGGTTCGTCGATATGCTCACCTTGCACCTAATCACCTTACCGAACACGCACGGCAAATAGACTCGATCCTGAACCCATCGGTCCCAAATTTGTCCCAGTCAAAAAATAAGGAAGGTACTAATGATGTGTAACTTATTGATTTTAATGGTGCCGATAATAGGAGTCGAACCTACGACCTTCGCATTACGAATGCGCTGCTCTACCAACTGAGCTATATCGGCCCTGAAAGGACATGTTCACGAACGTGAATCACGGTGGACAAGGTTAAAACTAACCGGGCGATGCGTCAATGGCCTTGTGAATCAAATGGCTACTTTTGCATCACCCGGTTTTATTTACGCACGAATGGTGTAATCACCAATGCCGATCCACTTGTAAGTGGTCAGTGCTTCCAGCCCCATTGGGCCACGCGCGTGGAGTTTTTGTGTGCTTACCGCCACTTCCGCACCCAGACCAAACTGGCCGCCGTCGGTAAAACGCGTAGAGGCGTTAACGTAAACAGCGGACGAATCCACTTCGTTAACAAAACGCTGGGCGTTGCGCATATCGCGGGTCAGGATCGCATCGGAGTGTTGTGTGCCGTGTTCACGAATATGGGCGATGGCATCGTCAAGATCGCTGACGATTTTGACGTTCAAATCTAATGACAGAAACTCATCGTCATACTCTTCGGCTTTAACAGCAACCACCTTCGCAGGGCCTGCCTGCAACTGCGCCAGTGCAGCTGCATCTGCGTGTAATGTCACGCCGCTTTCCGCCATTTGTTTGCTTAATGCGGGCAGGAAGCTATCGGCGATGTTTTTATTCACCAGCAACGTTTCAACCGTATTACATGTGCTCGGACGCTGAGTTTTCGCGTTGACGATCACTTTTAATGCTTCAGCGATCTCTACACTTTCATCAACGTAAATATGGCATACGCCTATACCACCTGTGATCACCGGGATTGTCGACTGTTCACGGCACAGTTTATGCAAACCAGCGCCACCACGCGGGATCAGCATGTCGATGTATTTATCCATACGCAGCATTTCACTGACCAGCGCACGGTCAGGATTATCAATCGCCTGCACGGCACCCGCCGGTAAGCCGCAGGATTTCAGGGCGTCCTGAATCACCGCCACCGTTGCAGCGTTAGTGCGACACGTTTCTTTGCCACCGCGCAGGATCACCGCATTACCGGTTTTCAGGCACAGCGAAGCGACATCAACCGTCACGTTCGGGCGCGCTTCATAAATCACGCCAATAACCCCCAGCGGTACGCGACGACGCTCAAGACGCAGGCCGCTGTCCAGTACGCCGCCATCGATTACCTGCCCCACCGGATCGGCGAGGTTGCACACCTGACGTACATCGTCGGCAATGCCTTTCAGCCGTGCGGGCGTCAGTGCCAGACGGTCAAGCATCGCTTCGCTAAGGCCATTGGCTCGCGCGTCAGCAACATCCTGGGCGTTAGCGTTGAGGATGATTTCGCTTTGTGCTTCCAGTTCATCGGCGATTTTTTCCAGCACGCGATTTTTTTCGCGGCTGGAGAGTTGCGCTAATTTATACGAGGCTTGCTTCGCGGCAATGCCCATTTGTTCCAGCAT